TTGGGCGAGGGTATCCACGGCTCGATCAGTCTCCACTGCTCGTCCGTCAGGTCTGAAGGGTAAGGAATCCGTTCCATACCCCCTTATCGGCAAAATGGTGCCTTTTCACACACGTTCTAAGTATCGTGAGTATCGTGACGGTAGTCACCCAGTTTGCAGCAAGCGCGTCTGCGGGTATAACCGTTTTCACGGATCGGGCGGCGTGGGAAGCTGCGATCGGCGGCAATCCTAATATTCTCGTGGATTTTGATGGAGTGACCATGGATACATCTTTCCTGGGAACTCCCTTCGACGCGGGGCCGTTTGTACTCTTGGCCAGCCCCAGCTCGGACGAGTTTCAGTTTATTGATGCAGTCCCTTTTGAGGGCGGGGGGCAGTGGGCCATTGACGGCACAACCTACGCTCTTTGCGACGTTGATCTCGCGGCGGGTGGTGAGGTCGAAATGACACTTGACACTTTGGTAACTGCCTGGGCGGCTGACTTCTCGAAGATTGACTCCGGCGGACTGGATTTGGTCCTAACTCATTCAGATGGAGGGACGACGACGGTTTCCGTTCCCAGCATTCCCGGAATTGGTTTCTTCGGGTTTGTTACGTCGCCTCCTGAGTCAATCGCCTCCATTACGTTCGTCGCACATTCAGGAGGTGAAGCTTTCGGGATGGACAATGTCACGCTTTCTCTCGGAATCCCCGTGCCCACCGTTTCCGAATGGGGCCTGGTGGTCATGCTGCTCTTGATGCTGACGGCGGGCACGATGATGTTGGGTCGGCGTCGGGATGTTGAGGCAGCGGCGTAGGCGTTGTGCGTGGCTGGACCGGTTCATCGTGTGCGCCACGAGGTCGAGCACGATCGCAGCGATGATGGCGGCCAGCCAGGCCTTCACAGCGTTCCCCTGGCCTCGCGCCGGTCGTGGGTGATCTGGATGCCCTCGCGCAGTTCGCTCACCACCGTGTCGGGCGGCTGGCCGCGGTTCGTCTCCGCGTAGACTTTCAGCACGTAGCGCAGGGCTTCATCCAGCCGCGCGACCGCCTTGTTCGGTGAGTCGTCGGGGATGGCCTTCTCGGCGTGCTTGATGGCCGAGATGATCGTGCCCTCGTAGGCCTCCCACGCGGGGCGGATGGCGTACAGCTTCGTGAGCAGCCAGCCGAGCAGCGCCGCCATCGCCATGATCGCCGGCACCGAGTTCACGACCTGCCACAGACCGCTCAAGATCGCATCCCAGTTCATTACGGAGTCCTTTCCGATTTCGGGTTGAAGGCGTCTCGCAGGACCGCCATGTCGTTCACTTCAATCGCCGCGTCGCGCTTGTCCTTGGCCGAGTACGGGTCGAAGTCGCTCGGCTTGAATGGGCGCGTTTTCTTTGGGTCGCGATTGACGTTGGCGATCAGCGTGAGGATCGCCGACGTGTGCGCCCATGACTGTCGCCCGCGCCCTTCGGCCATCCAGAGCAGTTCGCGCAGCGTCAGCGGTCCGGGGTCGATGGCGCAGACGCCGGCGAGTTCGTAAACGACTCGCCAAGCGTCGTCTCGATGGCCGCTTCGAGGTCCAGCTTGTCGATCCGCGTCTCGATCCGTGCGACCGCCAGGTCGATCATCCGCCGCTGGGCCTCGACGGCTTTGGCCAGGTCGCTTCGGCCCAGGCCCCGGAAAAAATGGACGAGTTCCTCGTACAGCGCGGTTTGCGCCGCCAGGATGGCTTCGCCGCCCAGCGCCGCGCCGAACTGTTCGTCGGTGACGCTGTTGGCGTCGGCTTGCGGCTTGACCACCGCGAAGATCACGTCGCACAGCAGGATCACGTCGGTGCCGAGTCGGGTAAGCAGTGGCGGATCGCCCGCTTCGAGTTCCAGTAGGTTCACGTCGAGCAGGCCCTTGACCCGCTTGGCGGCGTCGATGGTCAGAGCAATCGTCCAGGTCCGTCCGGCAGTATCCGTAAAGGTCTTCATGGCTACACCGCGCTGTCGTAAAGGATTCCCAGGTAAAACGTCGCTTCCGTCGTCGAACCGTTGGAGAGACGAATTTCGACGATCGAGTCCGCCGCTAGCGGGTTGGCGAAACCCTGGCCCGTCGCCCACGACCACGTGGCGTTCGCGGCGTACTTCTGAACCAGTTCGGAACCGGCGGCACTTCGGAAATCCGCGAGCGCCAACTGCGTGGCCTTGGAGGCGATGATCCGCACGAGGTCGCCTTCGAACGCCGTCGTCACGATGGTCTGGACGCTTACGACTACGTCCGTACCATCGGGCGGCAACGCGTCGCCTTCACCGGCGGGAATCTCATCGAAGTCGATGTCGTTGGCAGTCGCGGCGTCAACGACAAGACCACGCCGCACCTTGTGGCTGCCATCCGTTGGATCGAGCCAGTGAACATCGACGACATCTGAAACGACAATGCCGTGTCCTGTCGGCAGGTTCGCCACGCCCGAAGCATCGCGTTGCCCCGCGACGCCGGCGGGCAGCGTCACAACGTGACTGATCTGGCCTTCCGCCTGCTGGGTAACCGTGCCGGAGAAGGTGATCCCGCCGACGGTGTACTGTGAGATTATCGTTCCCGTTTGCATGTTACACCACCACCCACTGGTCGAACTGCGCGAGCTTGGCCGTCACCGACACGGTGATCGCCTCCTCCAGCGCCTCGTTGCGCGAAAACGACGTGATCGAAAACGATCCCTTCGGGCCCTGCGCACCACTGGTTGCCTTGTCCTGATCGAGAATCGCAAACTCGAGCGTCCCGTTGGTCAGGAAGGCGTTCTTGACGGCATCGAACCCGGCGTCGCCGGGCTTCCAGACCATCTCGAACTCTGCCGTGCATTCGCGCAGCGTCGGGGCCGTGGCCCGCCAGCCGGAGTTGGCCCGCGTGGTGATGTCCGCCTCGCCCGCTTCCAGGGTCAGCGTCACGTCGCGGACGTTGCCCATCTCGGCCAAAGCTCCCAGGGCCGCGCCCGTGGCGCCTTGGTAGATTTTGGCGTTCATGCCCAGAATGAAGATTGCCATTGAAACGGCCTCCTATGCCTTCACGCTGTTTGCCCACATGGCCGGCAGCTTCGGCTTTTCGCGCTCGAAAGCCGGCCCCATGTAGGGCCGCGCCGCGATCTTGATGCGGCGTTTCCTCCGCCTTCTCCGCAGACCTTCGACAACCGTCGAGGTCCCGCCGTATTCGAGGGCGTGCGGTGCGTCGCCCACCTTCTGGTTCAGCCGTTGCGGACCGATGACGACGCTGCGGCGGTCGCGGTCATAGCCGAAGAAAATGAACCTGCGCAGCAGCCCGGTGTGCGAGCTCGGTGGCTCGCCCGGCGCGCTGACCCGCTTGCGCTTGCGGATGCTGTGCCGAGCACTCGTTCGGACGAACGCACCGAAGCGCGACAGCACCTTCCGCGTGGCGCGGTCGAGCCGGCTGGTCACGGCCTTGCGGTCGAAGAACATCTGCTTGGTCACCATGCGGATCATGAACTCATCACCCGTAGCGTCAGGGTCAGCACGCTCGTGAACTGCCGCAGCTCGCCCAGATGCTCCTGCGAGTAGATGGGCGTGTTCTCCGTCTTGACCCAGGTGGCGTAGCCGAACTGCCTCGTGGTCCGCACGAACTCCGCGATCTCTTCGACCAGCGCCATCAACTCGTCGATCTCCGCGTCGGCGGCGGTTGCGAGTTTCCTCTGCACGCCGATGTCGATCTGCACGTCGCTCTGCGCCACTCCGCGCCCGGCGGTGGTCAGTTCCAGGCCCTTCGGCACGACGGTGACGCGCAGGTCCTTCATCTCCTGAAGGTCGAAGGCCGCTCGATACGCCCGCGCCGCCGTGAACGGCTGGCTGAACGTCTGGCCGTTCAGGGCCGCGACGACCGCGTCGGCGATGTCCGTGATTTGCGACATTACGGTGTCCTCGCGGCCGCTACCTGGTCCGCCAGCCAGTTCACCGCCGCCATCTCTTCCGCGTTGAGCAAGTCGAGCACGTCGCGCAGGTCCATCCCGACCTCGACCCTCGCCTTGATCGTCTTGGCCGTGACCGCGAGGCGCGCTCCCTGCACGAAGGCGGGTCGATTTTCGTCGGGCACGGCGTTGACACGATCGATGTGCGCCTGCGCGGCCTGCCGCTCTTCGGGCGTCATCGCGTCCAGTCGTTGCTGGCGTAGTGCGTCAAGGTCAGCCTTCCGCTGCGCCGGTGTACGCTTTGCGCCATCTCCCTCGGGCTGAGGGGCCTTGTGGACGAGGGGCGGCTTGATCTATAATGGGCAACCGTCGGCCTTGCATGTGTTGATTGTGGAGGGCCCAATGACGAAGGGAAAACGGTCATGGAGCACGTACGAACTATTAGCTCGCGGTCGATCTGTCCGATGCTTCCAGTTTGCGGGCTGCTGGCTTTGGCATTCGCGCTTGGGCTCTGCACTCATGCCGCTGCTCAGCCCGAACCACGCCGCTCGGTGACGTTTGGTGTGTCCGGAAAGACTCCGCCAGACGATCTTTCATCGGGAATCTTTGGGTTGGCTGCGTGCCAAGAACAAACAAGTGACCCGCGGCGACTCGTTGTACGAGAGCTATACGATCCGACAAACCCCGTCACCGGACGGCTACCGTCGGGAGAATCACTTGACAGGATCCTGATGGCGCTCGTAGATGGTGCAATGCGCGCGAGCGCGGAGGGCGCCGAAGTTCACCTTGCCTGCTTTAGCTGGGGCGCGACGATGTGCCTCCGCGCGGCTCAAGACCTTGATCAGGTCGGCGTGCCCTTAGAATCTATGATCCTCATTGACCGAATCGAACTAGCCTACGGTGGTATGCTCCCCGACCCTGACCCTGATACGGGGTTGCCCGTCGTCCCGTCAAACGTGAAGAAAGTCTACGCGGTACGACAACAGTACACCGACCCATGCTCGGGAGTCCCGCCGCTTTGTGGCGGGGACGTTGCCATCGCCGACAATAACGAAACCTTTGCAAGGCGAATTCTTATCAGTGAAAACTCGTCGGACGCAGAGGGGCGCCTACTGTTCACGCTATTGCGAGAGAGACTTGGCGGAGCGCCCGCGACCGCCGCCCACGTCGACTTAGACGACTGGCCTGAGATTTGGGTTCGATCAGGCAAATTCGTCGGGCGCGATTGCGAAGGCTTCGAGGCAGAATGCGGAAACGCCATCCGGGAACCAGGGGAAGATTGTGACGGCGGGGACGATAACCTATGTCCTGGAGAGTGTAATCCGCCAGGGCACGAGCGCGAATGCTTGTGCGCTGAATGCGGCAACGGCGTCGTTGACATCAGCGAGGAATGCGATGATGGCAACCTGAATTCTGATACAACGCCCGAAGCCTGCCGCACGGACTGCCGACAAGCACATTGCGGGGACGGCGTGGTGGATACCGGCGAAGAATGTGACGACGGCAACAATGCTAGCGGCGATGGATGTTCGTCCGAATGCATGGGCGAAATCGACCTTTCAGGAACATGGACGATATGTCTGCTCGCTTATACTAGTTCTCCCGCGATAGTAGATACGATTTGCTTCTTGTGTCCTCCCGAGGTTGGGGTTTGCACTCCCCCGTCGTCGCTCGGCGCAGAATTCCTTCCGCTGCCATGGTGCTTTAGTTTGGGGTTTACCTCTAATCCCATATCTGTCACGCAGACTGGCCGCTCAATCGCTGGTTCAGATGGTATACCTGGATGTCGCGCTGCTACTAACCGGAGCATAAAATAGTGAACCTTTTCTGGGTATCCTTCGTAGTATGGGTATGGAAACCAAGGATGCCCGTAAATTGCCGGCGGCCGCGCAGGAGGATCTGCGACGGCGTGTGTTGTCGAACAGGGAATGCGCCAGGCGGAGGCCGTCGGAACCTTCGGCGTGTCGCGAACCAGTGTGCACAGTTGGGTCAAGACGTTTAGGAAGCAGGGCGGGCGAGCCTTGGCCTCTCGACCGCGCGGCCGGCCGAAGCGATCTCGACTGGCCGGTTGGCAGGCGGCCACGGTGGTCAATCTGGTCACGGACCGTTGTCCCGATCAACTGCGTCTGCCGTTCGCTC